ATATTTCCAAGGAATTTCTCTTTTTTCAACTTCTATTGATGGCATATCATTGACTAGAGCATCTGCATTGCCTAATGCTTGATATAATTTATCTGCTACTTTAATACTAATTTTAGCTGTTCTACGATCTACAACAATATTTCCACTTTTATATAGATTGTTTAAAAATCTTTCACTTCTATCTTTACCGTGTATCTTTTTGAACCATCTTCTATAAAATCTTTCTATTCTTTTATTTCTATGTACTAATCTTATTCCTTGACTAGCAAAATCACCCATAAGATCAATAACATTTTTAACTAATCCTACTCGTTGATAAATATCATCGGCGCGTACCAATATGCCTTTGATATGAAACGGAGGAGCTTCTTCTGGTCTAAAATTATAGTAATCGCCTTTTGTTAATCCTGGGCGACTTCCTGTTTGTCCATCTAAACGAGAATAGTCCAGATTATATCTTCTTCCTGCTCCAGCCGCAGTAGCTTTTTCTACCAGTGTAAATTCATCTAAAGACGATGATGCTCTTTTGAGAGCACTCTCTTTACTGGCCAAATCATCCCCCCATGTGACATATGCGTCCTCTGGCATCATAGGAGTTGTGGATAGTACTTCGTCTTTGGTTCTTTTTTTGCTCATATTTTAATATAATTGTAATCGTATTACAAAGCAATCAATACTTTTTTATACACTAAGATCTATAAATTCCACCATAAATATCATCATTTGCGGCACTAGTGAACCATTCTGGTCCTTTATATAATGCTCCACTATTTTTTTCTGTTAATCTTGCGTTAGATCCTATAACATCATAATTTACTGGTTTTAATGTTCTATTAATTTGTCTTGCTATCATATTAGCTATTAATAGTGAACTATAACGGTCTTTTCTCATTCGGCCTTTTTTACCACCGGCCAATTTGGTTTCTGGAGTATCCCATCTGTCTCGTGCATTAGGACCTGTACTAGTTTGGCTCATAACTATTGTGGTCAATTCGTTCTTTAGTTCTTCTATCTCTAGTACGCATTCGCTAACATTATCATATAATGGATTCAAATCGTCTGTGATAATATTTCTATCATCAGCTTCCATAGCTAATGCTAGTGTTAAATTATCAAAACGAGGAAATAATAGAGTTTTATCTTCAAAGTCTTTACGTAGTCCATGATTGGCCTGACTTGTCCAATCAGCCTTGGCAAACTGCACCAATTCTAATATGTGTAGTCCTTGTTGACTATCAGTATCCTTGGATTTGTCAAAGTCTATCACTGGCCATATTAATTGTTCTCCTGGCTCAAGCTTATCTGGGTCATGTAACGCTTCTTCAATAGCAACACCACCACCCTGAGCATCTAATCCTATTCTTATCGGATTGAATGTTTTCATCAGATTGCGTATTTTTCTAGAACAGAATCCGTAGAAATCATGCTCCTTAATTAATCCTGTTTTTAAACGTTCTTTAAAGTTACTACGATTTGTTGTCCAACAATAAACTATTCTATTATTAATAGGATGTAATTCTATAACAACAATACTGAAATTATCTTGTTCGCTAGCAGGGTCTATTCCAAAAACATATTGTTTATTAGGATCTCCAGATATGGTAGCATCAAATAGCAATGGTTTATCATCATATGTAAGATTAGTATTATTCACCACACAACTCTCTATAAGACTGCGCCTAAAAAATCCTTCGCTGTCTTTAACAAAACATGCCGCATATTCCATATTATATATACCAATATGTATAGTAGCTTTAGCGCGACTAACTTGTTTATCGTCCATGAAGCCCTTTGGAATTAGTTCATATGGCATTCTAACAATACTATAGTCTTTCCAATTAAAGTTCTCTGGTACTTCTTCTTTAAATAACTCAGTTAGTTTTTGCTTATCCCCCTTACTATCTATAATAGCTTTGTATCTTTTCCAATAGCTAGCAAAATGTTTAAAATCATAATCTGCTGTTCCGCTAATGATAGCTTGGTTACCCATTTTGGTATTTAATACCTCAAGATCTTCATTCCATAAACCAGCATCAATCATAGCTTTCTTTTTAGCTTCTTCTTTAACGTTCTGTATAGGACTAGCAGATACGGCAGCGAATCCAGCCACTACTGTTTCATAAATATCTGGACTGATAGATGCAAATTCGTCTGCAATAATAACGTGTGCTCTTAAACCTCTGATTTTACTACCATCACCCATAGGAATAGCTACTGTCCAACTATCGCCTAATCTTATAGTACATCTGTCAACATCTCGTCGCGGGCCGTCATCATTACCACTAAAAATACTGCGTAATATTGGACTACTACGCCATATAGTTTCCATATATTCAAATAAAATTTTACTCTGTCTAAATGCAGCGCCCACTACTACTATTTTACTTCCTGGTTTAAACATCATACGCAATATGCAATATAATGCCATAATAAAGCTTTTACCAAAACCACGAGATGCTATAAACATTGGGAATGGTCTTATCCAAAACTCTTGAAGTATAGCTATTTGTATAGGATGTAATTCTATATTAAATAATAGTTTGCATGTTGATCCAAAATATTTTGGGTTTCTTAACAGTCTCATAAGATGCAAATCAGGCTGCTCTATCTCCAGCTCTGATCTGTGTATCATTGGATTATTTGGTATGCTAAGAGATGATATATCTCCTAAGCCTAGCCAAGCATCATCAAATTCTGTTTTTTTCATGCTTACTCTTTAGTTTTCGTGATAGACTAATAGATCTTTTAATCAATAATCGAGCCACTGTTTCTATAAATGGCAATCTGCGTTTTTGACTTTCTTCTCTGAGCCATTCCACAATAGTATCTATATTCTGTTCGCACCAATCATTTCCTTGTTCATTCATTTCTATTGCTCGCTGTTTACAAGAACAAGTAGGAGAAGATTTAATTCCTATAGAAGATAGCATATTTGATAATACGCTTCCTGGTCCGTTCGGATCAGAATCTAAACTTTTAGGAAATAAATTTTGTAGTATTTTTTCTGGATCATCAGTTAGCCTAGTTCGTAAGCTCTGTTCTAAATCATTAATAGTCATAGTTCCAATATTGAGATCTGATGTTGTTAAAACTAATACTCCTGGTATCCCGTTTATCTGAGCATATGCCATGTTAGATTCTTTTCTAACTATATATGACACATCGATATTATCAGTTTCTATAATTTTTGGAACAAAAATATTACCTTGATCATCTTTATATGGTGTTGGTTTTAATCTTATAGTTTTATTGAGTTTCATCTTTATTCTTTCTATTATTTTTTTCTAGATAATATATTTTTTTAAGAATGTACTCTGCCATTTTTTCCGCATTAGTGCTGTCTCCACAAAAATAAACAATAATATTATGATTTAATTGTAGATCTAAAATACTTTTTAATAAGAAAGCTGGACTAATTTTTATCTTATCCCACATTCTTCTAGGAACAGTACTTCCAACAGGATAAATCATTATATCTTCTAAGTCGAATTCTAGTAATAAAAATGAATATTTAAGCTGACTCATTCTCATCACAACATCTTTGAATCTACTTTCAACGATATTATTTGCAAATTCGCTAACGCTCTTTTTTCTTTCGACACATAATAAGTGTTCTAATCCCTCGACACTATAGTCTCCAGTATCTAGTTTTCTATTAGCAACAGCATAGTTTTTAAATTCCCATGGTTGTTGTTCTCTAGTGTCGATAATTACTGTAAAGTCGTATTCTTTCATAGTTTTTTATTTTTTTTGTCTGATAGTATCTTAAAAAATACTGATTCATAAATCTCTTCTATGCCACTAATCATTTTATGATGCTGATAACACAGAGTGATTCCGTTTTCTACCATGAAACGCAAACTAGGAAAATTTGCCCAAGTTTTTATATGATGAGCATTCAAACGCTTTGTTTTATTACACCCTGGCCATTGACAACAATGATTGTCTCGTGAGTAAACTTTGTTTCTCCACTGTTTATATAACGGATCATTAAAATTTCTTGTCATGACTATATTTGCTAACATCGCTATAAACCATATCTTGTACTAGTTGATCAAATGATATTTTAGGTTGCCAATTTAGTACATTACGAGCTTTGCTGCTATCCCCCTTTAAATAATCTACCTCACATGGTCTGTAAAATTCTGGATCAATATAAATATGGTCCTGATAGTTTAATCTAAGTAATGAAAATGCTTTATCACAAAAGTCTTGTACGCTAAAAGTATCCCCGGTACTAATAACAAAGTCATCTGGCTCAGAATGTTCAAGCATCATAAACATTGCATTTACATAATCCTTAGCATGACCCCAATCTCTTTTAGCTGCTAAATTACCCAGTGGAAGCTTTTGATCTTTACTAACTACTCCGTTAACTAACTGACCAATATAATTTGTAATTTTACGAGTAACAAAATTTTCGCCGCGTCGTGGACTTTCATGATTAAATAGTATGCCCGAACATGCAAATAGATTGTATGCTTCACGATATAATTGAACCATGCGATGACTAGCTAATTTGGCCACCCCATAAGGACTCTGAGGTAAGAAAGGAGTATTTTCATCTTGATATTTGCCTTTTATAATATTTTCTGAATAATTTTTGCCAAACATTTCACTAGTACTAGCCTGATAAAATCTAGTTTCTGGACTATAGTTTCTTATGGATTCTAATATATTTACTACTCCTATAGTATCAACCTCAAATGTTGTGATAGGTTGCTTGAAACTGGTTCCAACATGACTCTGAGCACCCAGATTGAAAAAATAATTTGGCTTATATTTGTTAATTATTCTGTTGCATCCGCTACTATCTGTAAGATCAAATTCTTCTAAAATAAAATTAGGATGATTAATATGAGATATTCTTTCAAAGTTATTAGTACTGCTGCGTCGATGTAGTCCTATTACTTTATGGTTTTTGTGCAGAAGAAGATCGGCCAAATAACTACCGTCTTGACCTGTTATTCCGGAAATTAGGCTAATTTTAGTCATAATTATTCCTTACTATCTGGTGTTAAGAATGGTTTGTCTACTGTATTATCTTGGAAGGTGTGATATTCATTAAGGCGATTTTTATATTTTTCGGTGGCAATATTGAGAATTTCCATTTCTCGTCCTTCTTTTTCTCTGGTAACTTCGTCCTCTAGCATTCGTATTAGTCCTACCCAACTGCTTTTACCATCTTCTATTCTTTTAATGCGTTGTTCACGGGTAGCCTTAAGATCTTTGCTTATTTTTTGTTGTTCATTTAATAGTTTAGTATATTCATTAGTATAATTAGCAATACTATTACGAGCAAAACTTAATTGAGTTTCCATGCTCGCTAGCTTTGGAATATCTCTGATATCTTCAGGTTTAGCATATTCTTTATCAACTTCTTTTTGGAGTTTTTCAGTTTCACTAATATGGCGCTTTCTTTCTTTCATGCTTCGATTAATAAGAATATCTATAGTGATAAATTGTTTAATCTGAAGTTCTTCTGCTGGTAATACGTCTTCTCTAAACTGTTTAATAAGACCAATCCACGTATCTTCAAAATACTGAAGTTCGCCCGTTTCAGCATCAAATTGACGCTTAATTTCGGGCCAGAATGTTTTACTATGCAATTTGTGTTTTAATAGTTCATTACCTTTGGCTTCTTCAGAATCACTAACTATTAACAGATTATTTTCATCTATATATCGTTGTATTGGCTCAATATTTCTATTTAAAGAGTCTGCTATTTGTTGTATGGTACTAGACGAATAGTTTTCACGAATAAATTTTTCTTCGTCTAAGCTTAGCTGTCCTCGTTTTTTAGGGATCTTTTTGTCCACAGCTCGCTCTCCATAAGGTCTTTAATGTGTTTTTGCAGTTTGGTAAGTTTACTTTTATTTAATTTTTCTCCATGCTTTAATCGTAAATAGTATTCTCTATAATCAGCATGGATATTTTCATCAAGAAATTTTATTATTTCATTATTTT